TGACGTCGACGGTCATATCAATGTCTTCCATTTCGGGATTGGTGAAACTGTATTTGTTGTCTTTGTAGGCGTCTGTGCCATCATGAATTATCGACATGATGCCAGTGAGGGCGCGTCCGCTTGATGGCAGCTCCAGCAAATATTCGATGACAATTTGCCTGTCGGCGGTTGCCGAGCCCACGACGATGTATTCAACGCCTGTGGCGTCTAAATCTCTGCGTATAGGCGCTGGCGTTGAGTTGCTGCCGATGGACGACCAAACGGGCGGATCAACGGTGCTCAACATCCACACTGTGCCATCATCACTTTGGCGAGCAAATTTATTCAAATCGCCTGATACGAACCCTGTCGCTGATAATCGCTCAGATTCGTTGGCGTAAACGTATGCGATTGGGGCGTGTACTTCTGACAATTGCAGATGTTTGTGCAAACTTGTCATGGCAGTTCTTTCACGGCGATGTTGCCGCTATTATCATATATCAATCCGCCATCGGACGTGATTAGCAACAGATCCAAATTGGCAGTGTCTGGGACTCTCGCCAGCAACGAACGCAACGAAGCGTCGGTGCCGAAAACAGTAACAGGGTCGTCGTGCCAATTGCCCGCGTTGTCCCCGTGTACAATTCTTTTGATCTGTGATAGCATGTATTCGAGAAACGCGCCAAAGTCGGCGGAGTCGGTCTCAGACAAAGCAATAGACGCAGGTGATTTTTGATCGTCAAAATCATCCGGTTTTGCAATCTGATCTAATCTTTGTAATGACGCCATCACGCCTCCGTTCACGAACGCTTTATCACAATAAAATTATACTGCGTTTTACTATTTTTGCCTACTAAATGCGGATTGCGCATGGAAGACTTCCGCTGCGTCATTACGGCCGCGCAAGGAATGGATTGTAACGCCGGTTGCCCGTTTTAGCCAGCACGACGCGTGACGCTGGCTGATTTGAATGAGACATCAAAGTGATGGACGTGTCTCCTGCGTAACAAATGATTTTCTCCCCGCCGTGGATGCGTCCGTCAGCTTCGACTACTTCCAACTGATAAAACACGTCTTTTACATTCATTGGGCGACTCAACGAAAATTGCACGCCGGTTGTGCATCTCGACACATCTTGGCTTTTGCCGCATTTATCGCATTTGACTTCCAACTGTTTCCCGCAAGAATGACAACGCAGTTTCCCACCGCATCTCTTCACAATAGTGATTCCGGTTATGCTTTCCTGGTATTCCCGACTCTTGAACCTATCCAGCCATAACGTTCTGCTTTCATCGCTGGACATATCCACGGGCGTGGTTTTACCGTCTTTGGTGTGCACTTTAAACATTCTGCCTCCCCTCATTGAGCGTGTTGCCAAGCAAGGTACTTCAAATGAAAAAACTGTTTAGCGATTTTTTTTAGATTTGGGTGATTTTTCGTCCAACGGCGGCGACCCAACAGAGATTGCAGCGTCGTCGCCCCCGTCAATCACGACAGGACTTGGCGCAAGGGTGCCAGTTGTTACGTCAACGTCGACTTTCGGTCTTGACGCTTCTGCCTTCTTTTTCGCGCCCATACGGGATTTAAGTTGTTCCGCCGTAGGTTTAACAATTTCTTTGACGGTGAAATATTTCACCATGTCGGGGCGCACAGCCTTGATGTGCTTTAATTCATCGGCTGTGACGTTGACGACGGTGTTCTGGCGAAAGAACATAACTGACGCGGGCGGTGTGCCGCCACGTTTGGCTTCTGCCGGAAAATTGGAAACGTCAAATTGTGGCGCGCCCATGGCAACGTGAATCTGCAATTTATTCGTCATCTTCGTCTCCATCTTCTTCGGCTTGCAGTTGCTCTTGCGCTTCAAGAATCTGAACGATCATGTCGTCCTTTTTTTCTTTGCCCGTAAACAACACAAGTCGTTCTTCCCCGGCCAGCATCAGTTGCTCTTTCTTCATATCCTTCAACTGCGCTTTGGTCAAGATTTCAATTTCAACTTCGTCATCGTCGACGTCGTCGTCATCTTCGATTCCGTCGTTGTCGACTTCGACCGGCGGCGCAGTTGGCGCTGCAACCGGCGGCGCAACCCCTGGCTTGCCATCTACGTATTGAACGTTGAAACCGCCGGTTGTGCGGTAATATTCAATTTCAGCCTTGTCCGTGAGCGTTTGCGGGTATCCTTTTTTGAACGAACGGCCGCCCCTGCTATGAGTCTCACTGCCTGTGAGTCTTACAATTGCTTTTGCCATCTTTGTCTCCAATCAATGACTTGTTAAAAGAGAATGGCGACGGACCGAATGAATGGCCCGTCGCCTCTCAATCGTTCGTGATTTCGATTTACTCGGTGCCGACGTTGATCGCTTTCACAATCGCAGTTTTTTCTTCGAAATTGACCGACACTTTCGTGGTGATCGCGTATTGATTTACGCCCTTGAAGATGTCGCGGTCTTTTTCAATTCGGATGTCACGTCCGATGCCCACGATGAAGTTGTTCATATGGGTGAGGATAATCTGCGGATTGGCCTGGTACGTCACTTTGACCGTGTCGCCGTCGCCGATAGCGCCGCCGCCGATACGAGCGACAGTGCCGTTGGTGGTATCCAGGGTGTAGTCCGTACTTTCAATGAAAGCGGTGGCCAATGTGCTAGACAAAGTGGTTGGCAGCACTGAAACCCCTTGTACCGGTGAATTTTTCAACGCTACGGCGGTGGTTCCAGAAAGGGTGACGTGCTCAACGACGGTTGGGTGCAGGTCCCACAATGGAACTTCTACGATTGGGATGCCGAAAGGGGCAATGCCGCTTCCGCCCGCTGCTGAATCGCCCAATTGAGTTGCACGTGTAGAAAGTTTCTCCATGTACAACTGCGCGACGTCAGGGCAGCAATAAAAACGCAGGTTCTTTTTGTTTCTGCGGAATTTGGTAGGCATCTGGCGAATCATCTTGCCGAAAATGCTCAGACCAACGTTCGCGTTCTCCGCGTCCACAATATTCCCGGTGTCGGAAATTTTCTGCCATCCGTCTTGCAGCGCAAGATACGAATCTTTCACATATTGCACTTCGGAGCCGCCATCGATGATATCGGCTTGTAGCACTGCCGGTCCGAGCTTGTCGCCGGTGACGTACAGTTCTTCCAAGTCATTCGCGAGTTGTTTGGCGAACATTTGAACGATATGGTCTTCGACCATTTCACCTTCAATGTTGATTTCGCGAAAATTGTCGCCGATTTCAAATGGCACCATGACTTCGCTGGGTGTCAGGGTGATTTTCGAAGCGTTGATGCCGCGACGCACGCCGGGATCAGTCGCTTCTGCCTTCGGTACCGCCGCGCGGCCGCCGATACCGATTTTGTCGATATCAAGCGACTCGTTGCGAAAACGAACGACGCGAGCGTTGTTTTTCAGGATGGTTTCGTCAACGACATAATCGATGAACTTGTCAGCCTGAGCGGGGTTCAATTTGCCAGCAGATGCGAGGTCATTGGCGATGATTTCGGCTTTCTCCACCAGCGCTTCATTCGAAATTTTACTCATTGTTTAACTCCTTGAGTCTGGGCTACTCGGCGCCCTTGTTTATGGTTCTGGTGGTCCTTTAAAGAACGCCGCCCCAGAGACTTTGTGCTTTTTCTGTTTTGACCGTTTTCACGCCATCGGTACCGTCTTCCACAACAGCTTTAGAAGGGTGGCGTGCTTTCTCGATGTCCTCAACGCGAGTGGAAAGCGTCTTCTGACCTTCCTGGATTGCAGTTAGCGATTTCTGCACCGTCTCGCTGAGCTCTTGCAGAGCTTTCGTCACCGATGTGAGATTTGCTTCCCCGGCCGAAGCTGACGAAGGCAAATTGTTCTTCGGAGTGATTACGCTCTTGGGTGCCTGCGGCTGGAGCGCAACGAGCAGTTTCTGAAGCTGCTCTACAGCGTTCTTCAGAGTCTCTTCTCGTTGTGGCGTGAAACGCTTTGCCTTGGAAATAGCTTCTTCCAGTTGGGTAAGAGCGTCCATCGCCGTATCTTCCGACTTTGCGGTGGCGACGTCGGTATTGTCTCCAGATTTTTCAACCTTCTTAGCGGCGGTGCCGTCCCCCGCTGCATCTTCTCCTGCGGCGGTTTTTCCGTCGCCGGATTTTTCAATAGACTCTACGGCGGCAGCGTCGTATTCTTTCAGCGACTTCTCGACCTGCTCCTCATTAAGTCCCGCTGACTCTAATTGTTTCTTTACAACGTCTCGTGGGCTTGGTTTTGCAACCGGTGTGTCTACAGCGTCCATGCCCAGTTGTTTTGCGATGCCTTCGACGGTCTTTTGGACCTTGCCCATGGCCTCAACAACGGCGTCATTTTCCGCTTTTTCGACATCCACGGTGACTTTTTCGACTTTGGCGCCGTTGTCATTCGGCGTCTTGTTTCCCTCAGCAACGGGACTCCCCGTGTCTTTGGTGACTTCTTCTTTTTTGTCGGCCATGTCCTGTCCTTCCTGATGTTTGCATTTTATGACAATGAATTTTTCTTCGTTCGCCGGGCTGTCCACCACGGATAGCTCGTCAACTTCCAAATCCATAAATTCCCTTTTCGCTTCGATTCCCATTATGCGTCCGCCTTTTTGAGTTGTTTAACTTTGGCCTTGCCGCCAATAGAAAATCCAGTGATTTCCCCTTTTTTAATTTTGTTCCAGATCGTCGCATCAAGTACTTTCCACGCCACGACCCATGAACCTTCTTTTACTGTTTTTTCGCCAAGCACGAAAGTTATTGGCGCGATATATGATTCCAAAAGTTCGAACCTAGGTTTGAAGTCTTTATGCTGCACGCCCAATTTAACGGCTTTATTGTAAGATGCAAGGAATCGGTGCGCCGCTTTCTGGATCACAGCGGCGCTCATAATGTCGCCGTGCGCGTCTACTACGTCCGGTTGTAGCGCTATGCCGATGATGATTTGTTGGTCTTTAATTGCCTTGGCCAACGGTACGTATTGATTTTTGGCAATCTCTTCAAACGCTTCGCTGGTCTCTTCTGGTTCCGGTTCCGTCCCGGCGTGCTTGAGCACAGGCACTGCTTCTGCCAATGTGCCTTCCTTGGGAGACGGAACTGTTCTGCGTTTCATTCGTGCCATCATGGAACTCCTTGTGGTGCCTTCATCAATCTCAAATAGATTAACTGGAAACAAGTCGAATGAAAAAGTTTTTGTTAGGATTTTTTTTTGGTGTAAGCGCGGAGCGGGTTATTTTTTGGGCTGCGTCTTGATTGGACGCGACACAGGTTTGCCGTCTTTGTCGTATACCGTAAAACCTGTCATCCCTACGTCAGTGAATTTATCATCGCGTTTTTTTTCTTTTTTATCGGTCATAATATTTCCTCCAATTTCACCCTGTATAAATTATACGTTACGTGGGGTTGCACGATGGTTTCTTTTTTCACGTCGACCACCTTCATCATTTTGCCTTGCTCCATCAGCACTTCCTTTTCGCTCTGGTATTTAGACAACGGTTCTATGTCGAAAGTGCCTTTTGAAGTGACCAATTCCATCAGCACGGCGTTGTCGTCGTAGTGCGCGTTGGCCTGTTCTAAAGCGAATTTTTCTGCTATGCGTTCTTCCTTGGACCAACTCGAAAAGGCGTCATTCCTAAGTCGATTGCCTATCTTAAAATTGCTGGCAATGTCTTTGGACGAAACTTTACCAACGCCCCTCATGATTTTCCCCTTATAATGTGGCGCTGTTGTTAACGATTCCCGCATACCAGTTATCGCTTGTTCGATTGATTCCGCCGTCTGGCTGGAGCTCACATAACCATTCAGTTGGTACGGACGAATGACACGGTAGCCATTGAGGGTCCAATCGCTGATCTCCTTGACACGCTGTTCATCGAGTGAATCAGCCCATGCTTTCGACGTTTCATAACGATTAATTGGCGACGGCACAACGCTCATAGGCATCGGGATCAACGCATCATAATCAACATTTTCATAGTCTACGTCAACCGTGCAACGACATTTAAAATGGTACGTCGGCAGCGCTTGGCCGGCTGCTGCCAACGCCTTTGAGTCTGCTTCCCCGGCTTTCCCGGTCAACGCTCCCGGCGTTGGCGAGATGGCCGACCGAACAGTTTGGCTGATCCACGGGTGTGATGTTCTCACTGCGTCCGGGGTTTTAGCGCCCAAGTCTGATTGCATTTGATCCGCGCCCTGTTTCAATGTGAACGTTTTTCCTTCCATGTGTGCACATTGGGCGCAAGTTCTCTTGTCGCTTGGATTGGAAATTACGTAATGCGACACTCCGATTTCCATAAATGAGCGCATTTGCCCGTGCACACGCGCGGTCGTCATTGCGTTTGCCGTCAAACCTTCCATGTATTGTCGCGAAGTCCCGCCCCATCCGGTCGGCAAGGACACATGATTAAGACCGTCGCGTATTTTCTGAGCCATAAGGTCGCCAGCGACTTTCGGACTCACCCCTTCCATGATTATGTTGTCCTTAACAACTTGGACTATGCCGTCTGAAACTCCATCTTCGTAAAATTTACCAATCCAGAACATTTGGCTGGTATTCAAAGACTTCACAACTGCGTCGTCGACCATATCAAACGCGCCGACTGCTTTGGACACTGGTACGTTCAAGGGCGCTGGGTACGATAACTGCTGTTTCGATGAGCCTGATGCTCTTTTCAAACCGGCTCTTCTCCCCAGCGCATATGTATGCTTTAATTCTTTCACGGCGATTGGCCCCACGGCTCCCGCCCAAGCGTTCATCGTCTTGTCCGTGGACGCGATGATTTCACTTGCCGATTTCCCAGCAACGCGCAGGGCCCTGGCGTCGTTAGCTGCCTTGTCTGAAAGTACTTCCCAAGATTTGACGAACAGCTCATATAGCCGTTTTTCTATATTAGCCATTTGGCTGATTTCATTCATAGCCATAGAAACGGCTATCAGCTCATCAACCAGATACAGTTCCAAATACGCTTTGAAAATGTTTTTCATTCGTCTCTTTCACAACATCCGTCTTCGTCTTCGGCCAAGTGTGATGTCCACTCTTCTTCTAGCGCTTTGCGCACTTTCAAAAGATATTCAATCATACCATCGTCCGTTCCGCCCAATGATTTGAGCGCGGTGACTTGTTGGCCAGGTTCACTCGCTTGTGCCTGATTTTTTACGGCTTGTGCCATGGTCAAACTGAACGGCACGTTGGACGGGAATTCAGTTGGAAATTCAGGCAAGTCCCGTCCAAGAATTTCTTCCAACACCGTCCTTGCTATCATTGGCGTTTGGGCACCGGTTTTTTCCGCCGCTCCCATCATCCGCACCAGTTCCGTATTATCGGTGGTATTCGGACTGTTGCTGATGAATTTGTGGTACACTATTCCCATCGCCGGGAACAGTTTACGGTTGATGAAATCGTCAAATACATCTCGTTCCGGCGCGAAAATTTGCTCATCGGCAAGTTTCCGGCTGCTATCGGCGGTGGCAGTTGTATAGTCGTCAGATTTCCCGACGAAAATTGGCGGCATGCGAAACGCTCGGCGCACTTTGTCCTGGTTATTGGCGCTGTAATTTTGGAACAGAGCATCGTCGTGCTGGTCCTTCGTCAAAGGCTTGATGTCCAGTTTAACTTGATTTCCATCTTCGCCTTCTTCGTCGCCTTCTGCTTCTAAAATCAAGAATTTGCTGTAATTGCTACTGCCTTGGATCTGAGACTCAACAAAAGACTCGATTCTGTCGATTGACCCTTGCGTCAACTGCCCGTTAGACACAGCAACGACCATCGAAGGTATATTGTTGTTTTGGAACGTCAAGAAATTGATCTCTTCAGCGGCGCGATCACCCATAATTGACAGCAAATTGCCAATGTACCTGGGCAGCCCATAAGGCGTCCGAGGGGAATACAGACGCCAGTGGATCATTTCGTTGGCCAAGTTATCGGGGTTCTTTATTTCTTCAGAGGTGAATTCTTTACCGGTGTTGCAATTAATGTCGCGCGTGTCCCCAAATTCCTTGAACCACACCTGTGAAGAACCGCCAACGATGGACAAGTTGGCGCGGCGAGTGTACCTGGATTGCGCGTATGGACGAAAACGTTTGTACGCAGGGACGTAAATCACTTTGACGCTTCCATCGTCTTGCAATTCCAGAATCGGGTGTTTGTACAACGTCAGTTTTTTCTCCATCACCCCTAGTCTGATCTGATAACTGGGTATGTGCACGAATCCCTGTATTTTGCCTAAGTTGTCGCGTATGACTTCCGCGTACGCGTTTCCGGTGTACTCCAAATCGCTTCTGAGTTTGCGACGGAATTCAGTGAATGATTCGTCTGTGGCGTACGCGAAAAAATTCTCAAGTTTTATTCGTTCTGCTTCCGACGCTTGTTTAAGATGCTTTGGCAGTTCCCCGTCGGCTGGCTTCGTCAATCTGCTCTTGAAACGTTGCCCGAAACCTTCGATATTTGTTTCCATCGCTTCGATGACTTGGCCAAGCTCGGTGCTCTGTTCACCCAGCATCGATAATGTCAACAGATCAAACGGCGGTTCCACCACCATTCCGTCATTTATTAGACCAGCAAATGGGTCTTCCGGCGCTGCTTTCGTTTTGCCAGCTTGCACCTTCTCTGCTTCACCACCGATTACACGAGCTTTCACTATTGCTTTTTTTGTGATAGCGTCGCTGGCGGCCGCCCTGACTCCATCTTCAGTTATAACTACTGGCATACGTTCCGTCCCTTCTCATAACACGCCCGGTTCTGTTTCCCGGCGACGACGTTTTTTGCGTTTCGATGCGTTGTACGCCAAATCAAATGCATCGAACAAGTCCTTCTTTTCATTCGGAAAAAGCACCATTTGTTCGATAATCACATGCACCTTGCCGGTCTTCTTGAAAAACACCAAACCTTCTTCAAATATGGACGACAATTTCCACGCGCGTGCTATTTTATCGTTGATTTGCGTGTAAGGTTGGACGCGCATATGTATATCGGCGTCTTTCAGCTCTTGGTACTGCGCTTGCTGATACGCGTTTGACTCGATGAATGCCCGAATCGGGTCCCACCTTTTGTAATATTTGATAATTTTTTTAGTCTGGTCGGCGAATCTGAGCTGGCCATCGAAAAAATCCAACACGTAAACGTTTTTATTGTCGTCTATGCCAATAACGACGATGGCAAAGTGATCGGCGGTTTCCTTCTGGCTGATGGCCAGGTCTATGCCCATGTATACCGATAGTTTCGCCGGTATCTGAGATGCTTCCACTACCTGACAGTCTTCATATCGGAATATTTCGCCCTTCATCGCTTCCGTATCGCATTGATATTGTGCATTGAAAATGATGAGTCCTGATTTCTTGCGTTTCCGGGCGAACCATTCTGCTGGGTACTTTTCCGGCCACGGACTTTTCCCGTCTTTCAACGCTGGTATGATCTGATGATGGTCGGCCAATTCGTTCTTGATGAGATGGCCATATAAATCGGCGTAATGATACCGCGTGCCAAGGCGGTGGTATTCCCCGCGATGTGGCACAGATTTGTCCGGCGGCTCAAGGGTTGGGTCCAAAGTCTGGTAGTACCACGAGCGTGTTTTCTCTCGCATATGTTCCGTGCGCGCGTTGTCCTCGTCCACTAAGTCGTCAGCCAATATGACGTCATAGTGTTTTGACACAATTGTTCCTTCAACTCCAACGCATGTGACTGATGCCTCTTTTGCGGTTGAAGTCCGGGGCAACACTTCAATTTCAGTATCGTCCCATTTGTTGACCTTGCGCGGGTCGTAGTACGCACCGAATATTTCTGCCAACCGTTCGTTTTCTTCAAAGTGTCCTTTGATCTCTTTCAAAAATCCCTTGGCGTTGCCGGACGTCTTCGACGCAATAACAATCCTCAAATTGGGATTTTTTAAAAGCAAATGGATGGCCTTCGTGATGGTGCACACGGTCGATTTCCCAGCGCCGCGAAACACCAGCTGGAGATTGTCCGGGTGCGCGAACTGGTACTGCAACAGAGCCATGTGATGAGGATGAATCTCGTACCCAAGCACCTCGGTGGCCAATATGTCGATACGGTTGTTCAACAACACTTGTCGCTTGATCCACTCGTTGCTGACTCCGTGGTAGCGCTCGTGATACTGGATGAGTTCCGACCTCTCGGCCTTGTTCAAATCCTTCATCGGCACAATCTTTGGCGCTATTTTCCTAGCGACGCTCATATCAATCTGGATTGTTCCAATTGAAAGCGGATGCTAGCACCTTGGCGCTTCCGGTCACGGTGACCGCCAACGCAAGCATACGTCCGCGAACGGCCACGGTGATTTCAAACGGGTTGACCGAACTGTAGGACTCTGCCGGATTGACAACAATGGCAGCTTCCGCTTCTTCGCACCAGTAACCAACGGCCACCGTGGCAGCGCCGCCGTCCGGTATGACTTGGATGTGCGCATATTCGTAGCCGTTGCAGTTCAAGCAGTCGCCCTTTTGAACGGCGGACAACGCACGGCTCGCTTCGAAATTTTTTACCAATAAATAATTTGGGGCTCTTTTAATTGATTCCATGACGTCTCCCGTAATCAGAGTTGTGCGTTTTGATATTAAGGGATTAACACACGTTAGTCTAATTTAATTCAAATGTCTTCACGCGACGCACCGGCACGTCTTGCTTGCCAAACAACTTTGCTTGCGTACTTAGGTGATTCGTGCCCGCGCCAATATAGCCACGGCCGGGTCGTCTTGCCCCTACGTGCCCGGCGCACCATTTCTTTCGCCGCCTGATTTGCTGCGTATACCGGGTTGAATATGCGTTCTATGTCGTTCGGGCGGTCGTAAAACATTTGTAGCATTTGCCCTAAACCAAGGTCGTATCCTGATCGCGAAAACAAACGTTTCATTTCGGGGCGTTCTAACGTTTCAATCAGTACATCTTTGGGGTGCGTTATCCCGAATCTAGGCCGCTTTAAAAATCCAAGCCTGTAAGCAGTTTCTCGTGGTTTTTTTACCGGTTGCGCAGGGGTCAAGACCGGATTCTTGGAGCATAACGCCCATCAGACCCCATGGATTCAAAGCAAAGTCTTCTTCGCTTTGTTCCTTCGCGGCCAGCACGATGATGTAAGCATACGTATTTGCCAACGACAATATTTCGTCACGTTTTCTATGTATAGTGCCGCAATTCGCCCATCCATCTTTGCGTGAAAAATATTTAAATAAACCATCCGCCATCCGTCTTGCCAGCATATCCGTAGGTGTAAGCGTTTTAGTTTTTTCTGAAAGAGGCGTCGCGCCGCTTACCGAATCTGAGTATTCATCAAAGGTCTTGAAACATTCCGTTTGTGATGACTTTACGTTACGCGTTCCGGCAGCAGCAACGCCCTCTTCTGTGGCTGGGTGGCCTGCGCCCATAGATACGGCCACGACAGCGGCCGCAGCCAATAGAAACGCCGCAAAAGCCGCGTATACGATTTTTTTTAAAATATTCATTTGTCTGTCCTGATGTTAGTATTTACGAATGTAATTTGGATTCCACAAGTGCGGTATCGCGTTGCCGTTGCCGATACAATGATATGGCCCGCCGTCGTATTCGGCTTCCAACCCAAGAGCCATCGCCCAAGGCATTGCTATTTTATGCCAAATTTCACTTCCGGGGTCGCCGCGTCGCGCAGCAGAGCTTTGTCGGTGGGCGAAAATGTTCTGCCACTCGACTCCGTTCTGTGCAAACTCTGTTGTGAGCCACGCAAGAACTTCACCAAGAGCGTCAATCATTCTGTCGTTAAGATGATGAGGTCCGCCACCGCCGGTCCACAACGTCGCTTCACTGCCATCGACGCCTTGAAAGTTGCCTTCAATCTCAATTCCGATAGTACGCTTGGAAAGCCCCTGTGCATGCCATATCATATCAGTCGGGTCGTTGACTAACACCACCAGCCCTTCTTGTGTCACGCCGATATGGGCGTTCAAACGCTTCCAAGACGACGGCTTTTGCGGCATATCACATCCGGTCTGGTGTATGGTAACTCCAGATATGTCGTGCCACTTCCGCTTTCGTCCGAACTGTTTGGGCGGCTCGTGCTGACCACGTATATCATGTATCAGGGTATAAGCGGCAACCGGCGTCGACTTTGTCGCGGATGCGTCTAGCAACGACAACATAGCGCGCCAAGTTTTGTTGCCGGCCACGCCATCAACTACTAAACCATGCTCTGATTGAAATTTCTTCACGACCTTTTCGGTGTCTTCGCCGAAAATGCCATCGTTTGGACCGTAATCGTACCCAAGTTGGTCGCCAACTTCTTGCAACCTCTTTACGGCCGGTCCGTGCATCATCGGATGCGTCAGTTTAAGAGTCCGCGTCATCATCTTCGCCTTTCTCCAACGGGTTCGGCTTTCGTTCCTTCACGCGTCCCTTCGAAATGCGTGATGTCTTAGACTTGCTTTTGCCCATTTTTTTCTTTTTCTTCTTACCGTCTTTTTTCTTTTTCCGGGGTTCTTCTTCTTCTTCGTACGCATCGCCGGTGTGTAGCACCGATGGCACTGGCAATTTCATGAAATCCGTTTCGCCATGTCTCTCGACCATGGCTGTCAATTTCCCCATCGATTCCGCTATTTCCTTGCGCAACTCTGAATTGGAAAGTTCGGCTACCAGAGTGAGCACACCCACTTCCTTCCGCTCAGGTGCTTTCTTGATCACAGAGCATTCTTGGCCCTTAGCCATAAGTTTGTCCCATATCTCTGCCCTTGTGCGTATGGCGCCAATCATAGCTTGGTTATATTGCTTCGTGGCCTTGAGCTTCCCGATGATATCCGTCAAATCATGTACGTTCTCCAATTGATGCAACATATACTCGACGTACGTATGCTCTATTGGTTGGGCGCGCAACTCATCGGCTTTCATTTCCAGCATCTGCACTCTAAGCGCGCCAACGATGGAAACGTCCAAGCCCATTTCGTCAGCAATCTCTTGCTCGTTTTTGCCCATAGACGTCAACGCCCAAACCTTGGAAACGGCTTCCAGCGTTTCAGTTTTGGTGAGACTCATCCCAACACCAGTTCTATCAGCTGTGCTTTCGTTTGTCGGGGCGGAGCGCTAACATCCATAGTTTCGACCAACCAACGCAACTCATCGGCTTTCATCTTCAACAGACGTTCTCTGATCGGACTTGCGTCAATATACCCATTATCGCGGAGCACAGACGATGATACCAACGCTCCGCCCGCCGCTTTGTCCCTTCCGTCCAGCACTACCAGTATGCCTTTTTCTGGCGATTCTCCGCGCCCCCAGCCGTCTCCGTCGACGCCCATAGACGACAAAGGCAACCCCGCCTTTACGCCTTTCATACATCTTTCAACCCTCATAAAACCCTCCAATTGCGTGATTTACTATGATTGGATTTAAAAGAAGTATACTACCAAAGCTGGATTTAGTTAATTAATTGGATGTCTTTGATGCAAACGGCATCCGCCGGTGCGGTTTTGTAGATGGTCTCCAACACCTCCGCAGCGCTTCTGGCTACGTACGGGCGCGGAGCCATAGCCGACTCCATGTCGAATACCACCATGAAAAATTCCATCTTGCCTTTGACTCCTTCGCATATCATATCGCACCTCCTGACTTGGCGTTAATATAAATATAAAGTGTTTTGGGCAAAAGTCTAGTTTTTTATATGAAAACTTCTGCTTGCACGGCAGTTTATTGCGAATCTTTGACTTGTAATTCGTTTATTTGGCTCTGTACGGCTTCAGACGTCGTATGCTCCATCGTCATCCCTAGTGAAGACGCGCGCGCGGAAAATTGACCAAATATCGTTTGCAAACGCGCGAATGATTCCTGCATGACGCTTCCCATATCTGTGAACGCCACGGACATTACGCCCAACAGCTTTGCGGCGTCCTCAAGTGTCAGTTCTTTTCCGTCGTCTCTGGATATGCCCAATTGTTTCAATTGTTCTATTGCCACGGCCAACGTTCGTTCCATTTCGTCCATTCATCCTCCTGAGTATAAAAAAGGGAACGCCCGATTGCGGACAGCCGAAAAAAAAGTATGAGGTTGACAACGAAAGGACCATAACGTCGTCATTTCTTCGGCTGTCCGCAATCGGGCGTTCCTCATCATGGCAAATAACAACGGCGGCACCATTGCCATCCGTATGTATAATTATACCGCGAACCACGCTATTGCGATGGTTGCTGCTAAACTTCTTCAACTTCGCCGCGAGCGTTGCCTTTTACATTGTACGCTGGAAGCACCTTGCGTAACGTACCATCGATGTTGAACTCGACAATACGATGCTGCTCTGCGCGTTCTAGCAATACCACCGGACCGTGAACGCCGTCGCCGGTCCCAATCGCGGTATACGTCTCATGAGTTTCAATTTCAACAGCGGCAACCGCAGCGTGCTCCAAGTCTTCCGGTGTCGCGCCCGGTTTTGGAGCGTTGATCCATTTCTGTGCTGCCTCTTCGACGGCTCCGCCGCGTTGGAACGACTTGCGCACGGCAGCTTCGATTATATCCATAGCATCACATGGTTCAATCCGCCATCCCTCTTCAGGGAAAATGTGATTGCTGACTTCGTTGACTAATTCATACATGCGTTCTTTTATCATTTTCGTTCCTTCTTTCGTTCATCTATTCGTTATCGCCAGTTTGGTATCAGAATGCCATGCGACGTTCTTGTTCTTCCATGATAATTTCTTCAAATTGGTTTACAACTGGCGTCCAAACGTTGACGGCCATTCGAGAATCTGCTGCTCTAAACCGAATAATGGTGTGATCCATCCAACCGAATAAGTTGGGAATCATCTCATTGAGCTCGGCTGCCAGCGATTCGTCGCCTTCCATCTGGCTTCCAGTCTCGGGGTCGACGTAAGGATTAACGACGCTATTTTTTTCCGTCTATAATTAAAATCCATATTTTCATTTCGTTCCTTCTTTCGTTGTTATTGTTTCTCAACCTCATATAACAAATATAACCCCTAACAATTCAAAAGTAAAGAAAAAAACGACGTGGGTGGTAAAATAATTTGCTCGATCACTAACGGCGTGGGATTATTTTTAAACTTTTTTAGTTATCGAATCAAATAATTCATCGCTAGTGGAAAAACAGACACGTTCTGGCGAAGGCAACGGACGTTCTGGCGAAGAACGCGCCGTGTGCCTATCCGTAGGGAAACCGGCTGAGATGCCGTTACGAATAGGCGTGAATAATAACGTGCCTGACATTATATAGCTTCCCGGCGTGCGGTCATAGGATATGCCACAGTCCACTTCTAAACTTTGCAAAAGTCCTTCGGAGCCGCACGGGCATACAACGACAACGGCATTATTGGCGTCACGCACCGTCTTTTCGATACGTGACGCATTCAGTATGATTTCAGTTTCACAGAACGGGCATGGGAATACCATCGTTGCGCCACTTTGCGCTTCAAATGACAGATGATGCGCTAGCGGAGGGGCGTGCCCAAAGGCCAATGATTCTGAACCTGTGACATATTCCGGACGACGCGTGGTGTCAGATACGCGCCACCCAGGCTCCTCGTCATACGGGTCGGTCAGTTCGCGGTCTACGAACGTACCAAGCTTGCTCTTAACGGCCATTCAGCATCCTTTCGCGCCGTCATCCAAATAAAAACGCCGCCAAATCATCGGCGGTATTAAATCGCCGTGCACGATTAGCTCCATTTTTCACAACGCTCAAAAATCTTAAACGCTCGATTTTTTTGCGTTCAGCGCCCATACGTATCGTTGTCAACAATTGCTGGCGGGCTAGCGCTAGTCTGATCACTTCCGCCGTCGACGAATTGGGCGCTGACCGAAGTGATTCATTATCACAATCCCAACTCACGTTGAATTTAGCCACCGTTGCGTTTGCCTCAGCATTGCTTATTTTGTCCACCTTAGCCACGTTTGCTTTCCTTAAAAAAATCCATCAATTCATCTTCGCTGTCGAACGACATGATGCCATCATCGTCGTCATCATCGTCTTCCCGTTCTCGGCGTTGCGCTTCCATTTTCATTGCAACGTTGCCTAACTGATTGACGGCCGCGTGCATAGCTTTCACTACGTCATTCACCAACTTCGTGCCGGCTCGTGACGCCGCTATGCCAAATTCATTAAGCGATTCTATAGCATCACATATGCTGGCTGCCGCCTTCGGATCAATTGACGAGTTTGGTATGCCAAGCACTTTTGAAACCATTTCGACGCAATCAACATTCCCGTCTAATGCCGCTGGATGTTCTTCCGCGCCAGTCGGTTCCAAAGATGAAAAGAACCGCGTTGGGACCCATACATCTTCTCTGCAATGCGGGTCTGATGCCAGTTCGTCCAACGTGACGAGTTCCCACGGTTTTTTCCTTGCTTTGCGAAGGGTGCCTGGATTCACAACTGCGCCGGTCGCCGGTTTGCGTTTAAGTCTTTTCCGCTTCTTGCTCATTTTGGCCCTTTGAACAAGTCCAACAATTCATCGGCAGTGCCACAACGCGTTGGCTCCATTACAGACGCTGCCCGCGCCTCGGCAGGGGAGTTGCACGTTTTAATTTTAACGCGTTTCAAGCGTCCCTCTGCAATCAATCTGTTTACGGTATCGACGCGGAATGCCTTCTCGACGTTTGGCACCAGTGCTTCTTTTTCAGCTACGTTTGTGCGCACGCCTACTGCACCCACCCAAGCACTGGTTTCGTTTATCTCTAATTCGTCGACCTTGGGAACAGCCGCGCGCTTCGGCGGCGTCCGGGGTTCTGAATTCATAACTGCCGCGCCCAGCCCTTCACGGCCTTCATAGGCGTAATTCCATACCAATGATACCTCGGTGATAACCGCTCTGTTGTGACATGACCGGCACACAATTTTATTCCCGCGTTCCGCCAACAACTCCGCCGATGTCATAGCAATCTTGTGCCCGCATCGCGGGCAATTGGTTCCAACCATCGTGCCCGTTATGGGCGCCCAGGGCGTAACGAATTCGATTGACTTCATAATTTATCCGCGCCTAATCTATTCACAGCAGTTTCCTTACTACTTCCACATATTGTAGAATTCGTTACACCGGCAGCAAGGCATTTGATTCGGACGTTTCAGTTTGTGTTTGCAGGTATGGCAAGTCGGCGGGCATTTCTCGATATCACGCACCCCGTCGACAGAAACCAACTCCCGTTCCCCGCCCTTCCATCTGCCTGCCCTATTCCCCAATCTAATTGTCATGAGGGCGAAACTACGCGCCTGGGCCGCCAATTCGACATCTGATCCAGCGCGCAATTCAGTTGCCGGGAACAATTGGGTCTGAACGCCAGGTGATTCGTTTTCTCCGTATCCTTCCGGCGACGACGCACGGATGGAAACGACGACTATGCAATTGACGGTCTTCGCATTCATTCCGGCGCCTTTGTTCCTTTCGAGATGACGGCCGTCGGTGGTTTTAAATCCGGGTCGAACGACGTTGCGTTGGTGTGCTGATTGAACTTTTCCATCAACTTTCCCGTTGGCTGTAACCAATCAACCAATCTTGGCTCTTTGGTCACAGCAGCGTCGTATTCTCGACGCACCTTGTCTAACAGCATCAGATTGAAAGACATCAGAGACAACAAGTTGCTGCCTTCTGTCAGACGCGTCGCGACATACGCCATTCGCCCGGCCCAAAACATCGACGGCAAGCCATCGAATATCTTTACTTCATGGCGCCATTTGTTCATTTGTTTAGCAACTCTTTGCTCCATGCTGTGTCCCTTTCGTTTATGACTTTAATTACGTCCACCGCCCGGCCGCGATGGTTTGGCCATAGCAATCCTGGACGGTGCCATTCTCTTTCATTTATCGCGCTTCGTATTCGGCCCAAAGCAGCTTCAAACCGTCTTTGATGCTCCGTTTGCCGTATGAACCAGTTTCATCCATCACTTTTTTACGATGATACCACCGTTCAAAATTAACAGTTGATTCGTAATCATTGCCAATCGATATGAAATCGAAAATTTGAGAGAATTCAAATTTGGCCAGCACCAAATAGTGGTCGCCGGTTTCGAAAGAAATGCCCATATATAAGCCCATTTGATTTGGATTCTTTGTTTTGAACAATGGTTTGATTTCGCGGATGTCGTACACGTTCTCGATTACTTTATTTTTTCCCATCTTCGTTCTCCGTTCGTTGTTAGTTTCTCTCAACCTCATATAACAAATATAACCCCTAACAAATCAGAAGTAAAGAAAAAAACTACGTAGGTGGTAAAATAATTTGCTCGATCACTAACGACGTGGGATTATTTTTAAATTATTTGATAATTTCTTCCAAGCGTGCTTGATATTGCGCAAGGGATTTGGCGGATTCATCTACAAATTCTTGTAAAAAATCAATTTCGTCAGCCATGTTCTTTCGCTCATCGGAATCGACTGCAATCCCGCTAGCGTCCAATTTGGTCTGGACGTCGTCGCGCTCTTTTGTGAACTCGGCTAATTCTCTTTCAAAGAAGGCGATTGACTCCTTCAGCTCCCGTACCAACTTTTCATTGCCCATTTCGCGCCTTTCAATTTGCCCTGCGTGGTTCAAAGCCGCCATTCTATTGTACGGATTAAACATCGGATACTCTCCGAACCGGGCTTGATTGGTTCCATCGTTTACGATACGCGTTGGCGTCATCTTTGTACGTCCAATTTACTGCGGGAGCCGGGGCATCGCTCCATATCTTCACAGGTGTCGTAAACGTCACTGCCACTTTGTATATCTCTTTAGTCATATCAGTCAAATAGAACCCCTTTCGCGACGCCGCTCCTTGGCGAGTCCCCAAAAAGCCTTTAGCGCGCAAAGCGTTAATGTGGCTCATAGCTGAATTTGTCCCGGTTGCTCCCAGAAACACGCATATGCGGCGAATGGTCGGGAATTGCATATTGGTCATTGTATATCCGACGATGAAATCTAAAACTTCTTTTTGCCTATCTGTTATTCCCAACATCATTTTGCCTTTCTGCTTTCAAGGCGTTGTGTGCCGCAACGGGCGGCGTGTCGTCTGCTGCTTCCGCCGGACATTCGCACACGCCACATACTTTCGTACCATCGGCGTTTTTCGTCGCTTCCGCGTCAGTTATTGCACCGGAAATCATCGCGCCCAAAGCAATCCCAATGAACATTAAAGCCACTGCGTTATACAATTCCATACTGCCCTCCTAACATTCAACGCGATTTCGTCCCGGCGTCGCCGAATGGCGTTGAGTTGCCTTCAATTGAAATACCATGGCCCCCATTTTCAAGCACTCTTCCACCAACGCGTAAGTCGTCCCAACGGCATAGGTGGGGACCGCCAGCAAGACCGAATGCCCGTTGATAATGTCGTCAACCACTTCGGTCTCAATCGCGTCCATGCTTTCTGGCGCGTCAGCTCGATACACACGCGCCGTGCCGAAACATTCAACTAACGCCTCCGCCGCCAAATGAGTCACATCCTTACAATGCAAAATAATCAGCATGGATTTATCCTTTCGCGAAATTTATTGGCCCCGCGCCCGTTGTATGATCGTCCGCTTGTTACGACGCTGCCAGACGGGTCCACGTAAACACTCGCGTTTTCAATCGTTCTCCCGTTGACGCATATCGTCGTGGGTCCTGATATATGCACCCCGTTGGCGGTTAAATACGCGAGTATAGCCAACGCAGCTTCGTGGCCTTCCAACTCAATTTCAACCCCCGGCCCCCACTCCGTCGTTCCTTTGCCGTAATCAATTTTCATCGCCAACTCCTTGCTGATGGAAATGCCATATCGCGATTATCAATTCCACGAACCGAGCCCGCGTGGAAATCAATTACGGGTTCGGTGGCCGCAGCGCGATAGCTAATAACAATATGGTCATTCCATCCGTTCAAATTGGGAATCAGCTCGTTGAGCTCGGCCGCCAGTGATTCGTCACCTTCCATCTGTTTGCCGGTATCGAAATCAATAGTTGGTTCCACGTAGCTATTTTCTCCGTTAATAACAACAGTCCAAATTTTCATCCCGCATCTACTTTCGCCTATTCTCTGCCCGTAATTCCGCTGAATGTCACCGTCCCGTAAATAACTTCCATTTCGTCTCCCAACGTTCTCGTGTCGGTCTCAGGAGGGAATTTCCAGCACCCAACATTAGGCAACCATAAGCCGCGATGCTTCCGCGCGATGTCGACAAATCTTGCGTCGTACGGGCACCTGGCGTAAATTCTACCGTTGCTGTTCGTCAATTTAACAATATCCATCTCACCGTCCTTCGGTTGTAGTCGATTCTGTTTTCTATTTAATCGCTATCGCCGCGCCGCTGGAATATCTAACCAACAGTGCCCAGTGTCAAACCGGTCCCAATCGTTTCCACTTAAATATATCGTCTCTGCCCCTAGCGTTGCACGTCGTTACACTGTCTATCGACTCCGCCCAAATGGTCATGCCCAAATTGCTATTGGCGTAGCGCCCGTTGTTAATTTCGTAATCAGGAACCAAACAACGGTCGCAACAATACTTCCCTTGAAAGTATGCCAGTTTGTAATCGAATACTTTCCTGCATACGTCGCATAAATGAATTCCATCTGCTGCCGGTCCCCGTCGTTCATGATCAAATGGCGTCAAATCCATTTCCACTATTTCCGCGCCTGTCATCGTTCTATTGCTCATACTTCACCTCCTGCCTAGCGTCCTGCGTTGATAACACGCGTCCGGTATGTGTTCGCCACGCTATCCGGATTGGCGGCCATTTCTTTATCATCCATTTTTTATCAAAACAACGGACAGACATGGTGATCATCCGTATCCATTGATCATCCGTCCATTCCAACGGGCCTTCGTCCAGCAAAGGGTTATTTTTGATTTTCGCCGCTTCGTGGTCGCGTGCCTCGGCGATGAAAGGAACAAGGTCCGCGAATTCACCGATATTGATATCAAAATTTCTAATTGCTTTCATTTCCGTTCTCCGTTCCTTATTTTGGGTCTCGTTTACGCTTCGCAATCGCCATAACAATACGAACCGCACTTTTCACACCAACCAAACCCGCGCTCCACTTCCTCAACCGCTTCTCTTTTCGGCGTAAATTCCTCAACCGCTGACGTGGTTTCATGGAAAACGTCTTTTGGTATCCCGATGACGCCCATACGGGTTTCTATCGTCGCGTACGCCCCGGCAGCGGCTGCCTTGGGCGTTACGTTCGTAGTCAAATAAAAATCGCGCTCTACGATTTTAGCATCCGCGATTTCAAGCGTCGTAGCAACGCGGTCGCATTTCACGTTGACGATATGGCCATCCGCGTTGATATCTTCTGACGTTACGTGTGCAACCGTAATCGTTGCGTTCCATCCATTCTTCATCGTCCAGTTAATCGTTCTAATTTCGTTTTTCATTTCGTTCTCCGTTCGTTGTTAGTTTCTCTCAACCTCATATAACAAATCAGAAGTAAAGAAAAAACGACGTGGGTGGTAAAATAATTTGTTCGATCACTAACGACGTGGGATTATTTTTTTGACGAGCGCATTTCGATGGCGTCCAAATCGCGTTTCCCGGCTAGCACTTGGTGAAAAACGGCCTCAACGTTCCATTCATTCGCGGGCACCGGCGTCAACGACAAGTACACGGTTTCGCAAATGAATGCATCGATACTCCCGGACTGTACGTCAGGCGCGTCGCCCAATCCAATCTGACGTCTGAACGCCTGCATGACACCCTTAGTGATTGCCTCTTCGTGCAGCGGTCCCAATTCATCGGCGCGATACCGAACGCTCACGACAATACGCTTCAGTATGTCGCCAACAAACGCAGGAGCCAATACCCGCAAATCGCATTCATACCCAATTCCGCGAACTAACCAGCCGGCCATCTCGCCATTGAAAGCACGCCTGAAATTATCCACAACCACGTCACCCTGGAACAACCGGGCCTTTCTGCTAACCATTTGTTCCATAAAGTGTGTGCTACCAATGCTGCCGTTCCATACGTCTGTGATCATACGCCGCTCGCACCCTTCGACTAAAATCTTCATAACAATACCTTTCCGCTAATACGCTCTAAATGAATTATATTTACGCCATACTATTTGGCCGCTGGGACGTTCCATACTCGCGAGCGAAGCGAGCTGGTGGCCTCCGCGCTGGGCCAATGTGATGCCGTAAACTATTCTGGGAACGTGCGGCGTGAACGCTCCGTGCTATAAATGCTGAATTGGGTAACTACGAACGCCCAGGTGTGTGGCCCCGTGTATTGGCGTTGCGTAGTTATGTAACTATGTAGTGGCCAATCCGTAACTTGCGCGTGGGCGTGGTTGGAGTGGTGGCGATATGCTTTGTAGCGATATGCTTTGTAGTGGGCGGCGTGTGCAGCTTTTTAGAAAAAAATTGTACGCATAGCGTGCCAGCCAGGCATACACCCACAAGCACACCCACGCTCCGATTCAAACACCAGTACCCCCTCCCCAATCGCCCAACCAGCGACTACAATCCACTGACTACAAAGCGCCCAACCAGCCATCGCCAATCGCTCCCTTCCGATACCGCCATGCCCAATCCCGATTTAGATTACAATTACAATACGCCCAATTCCAATTCAGAGTTGCAACTAACTAACCATATCCGCTCGCGTCGACGCCTACAGCCGAAATGGTAAATGCCGTAGCTGGGAAAGTGAACGTCACCAGATTGCCCAATATGCTCCCGCTCATACGGTTAGTGGATGATTGCGTATTGGCGAACGGACACACTGAACGACCGCGTATTCGCTCGTATTGTTGGTTGGGCACCGTATTGGGCGCATTGGGCATGTATAGCGATGAATTGGGTGTGCTGTTGTGTGTGGCATGTGGGCCGGGTTGGGCACGCAACCACGTAAACGCTAAGCGTCAAACAGGCCAAAGTTCTATCTCAATTCATTATCGTTACAATACATACCGTCTAATAGTCATATATACCGTATAAAGCATATAGGCATTAAGCGTACTTCGTACATATCCCGTATACTCGTACGTCTTAGGCTTCTTCTTTCTCTACGTTCTCTATTCCCCTCTATGCCTTCTGGAGATAGACTCCTTGGTATTTCTTTCTTTCTCTCAGCTTGAGATAGCCCTTGGCGTTTCTGTATTGTTCCGGGGGTGGTGATTATCGGGATTGGGCATATTGGGCATATAGCAATATTGTAATTGGCGCGTTATGGTATTTTCTAAATTCTTGCTGTTGATCAAGGCGTTGAATACGTTACGTACGAGAAGATACAAAGCGGCAGTTACTGCTTACAGTGAATTGGTTATGGGCTTTCCTATCGTCTATTGGGCAGGTTATCCATATCTCTGATTGAGTATCTAAGCGGGCTGGCATCGTACTGTACGACGTTCTATTGGTATCTATATCGGTTGATTGGGCATCTGGTAGGCATTTACGGTCATTAAACAAGCGGGCGTCATCTTATTGTACTATGCGATATGTTATACCGCGTAATCGTTTATCCGTCCCCTCTAATAAAGTGCTCTAATGCTTTTAACTCTTCTGGTCGTGCCTTTGGTATTTCTCTCTTTCCCTCAGCTTCCGCTTCCGCTTCTTTGTATATGCCGTCCAAGAACACGGAGATCAACGATTCACCCGCGTTGATAGCTTCTTCGTTCCTTCGTAATTCTTTTATCAGTCTTTTCCAAAACCACTCTCGCCTTGCGTTTGGGCGTTTGATGTCAACAATCCCGTCCAATCGGTGCTTCTGAGTAACATACGCTTTGGCTAGTTGCGCGCGGATACTTTCCATCAACTCAATATCTTCCGCGTGTAGGAGTATTGTCGCGTTGTTTATCTTCTTCATTGGTATGCTCCGTAAGACTTAATATTGGTCTTTGTTTAAATCGCCCCTCTGATAAATCTCTGAAGCGCTTCTATGGTTTTTATTCTTCTTCGCGTCTTCTTTTACGGCCCTCTATGGCTTTCTATCTAATCGCCGCATGCTCCTTGATAGCATCGGTCAAAATCTGTACCGCGACGGCACCAGAGGAAAGCGCGCACTTGTCGTCCAAAACCAAAGTCGCGAAGTCATCTAGTTCCTTCTCCGTTTCGAATATCGCGCTGGCTAATTCTTCCCCGCTTTTCGATTTTTCAATTGCCAACTTGAATGAACCGCATCCCGACGCGTACTTGCGTACGATCTTGTTATTTAAATGGACCCAATACACGCTTTCCCACTTCCAAATGTCGCCTTCGTCTCTTACTTTCATCCTTACCTTTCTATAAATCTCTGAAGCGCTTCTATGGCTTTTTCCAGCTCTTCTTCGGACTTACGTTTGCCCTCTTCATCTATTTTCGTTTGTCCCTTTTCCAGCGCAAATAGTCGATTGGCTTCCATTATTGCTTGGCGCCCGGCGCTGGTTTTCCAATGCGCTGTCAATGCTGATATATCGCCCAATCCATAATCGCTATGCGCTTGCTGCGACAAACAAAATTTTTCGTTTCTGCTTTCCGCTTGCATCGCAAAAAGGCACTTCCCGGCGTAATCGCCGGGTTGATAGTAAGCGCATCGACCCATTATCTCAGCACGCCGAGACCCACAGAACAAACGTTCCCCGTGTTGATCGCAACAGTCTTTGACTTCGCGGTACTTGAATTCACACCGTCTCAAACTTCCATGCGGGTACTCAATGAAAACGACATACATACGTTTGTCTGGGAAGTGTCTTGAGTCCGTGCACACCCCTTCCCTTGTAAAGTATTCGGTTGCTTTCTTGCGGGCTTCAGTAGACGTCTTCCATGTATCATGCTCTTTGGGCATAACGCTCTATCCCTCTATGAATCTCTGAAGCGCTTCTATGGCTTTTTCCAGCTCTTCTTCAGACTTACAATTCGCTGCTTCGTCTATTGCCACCTGGTCGTCTTCTGGGGTAAACGACCTATTGGCTTCCATTATTGCATGCCACGTTAATGGCGCGTGATGAAAATTGGCCTCTGCGGGCAGTTCATCGATATTGTGATCGTTGTACGCGCGCCGAGACAAACATGCCAGTTCTTCGTTGTTGTAGATCAAGCCAAATAAACAGCCAGCGTACGGTCCTAAATCATCTTGGTAATAACAACAACGACTCTGTGTTTCCAGTCTATCCACGTCGCAGTACAGCACCCCAGACTTCTCCCTACAGTGCGAAACCTTTCTATCGTCCGATTTGTCCATACGTATTTACCTAAAGCGTCCAAGAATGATGCAAATCAGGCACGTACGTAATCGCCACCGAGGTGCTTCCGTTAGCGTTTGAGTCCGTCCCGTATCCATATTCCACACGGTCGTAAACGCGCACCAACCAACCGCTAGGGACCTTCATTCTGTCCGTTTCGTCATCTATCCGTTCCCATGCATTTTTTTCTTTTTTGCTCATTTTTTTTACTCCTTGCGATAGCTTGCAACCTATGCTTTTTCATTCTTTCGAGGTTGCTCCATAGCTGAATCTTTCATGTATTCTTGCACCATCTCCCACAAATCAGGGAAGCCTGCCTGAAGGCATGCTACATTCCGCGTCATGAACATCAAATTTGTTTTGCTTATGATTTCTTCCGCCCTTTCCAACATATATCCAGAAGTCTGCGCCAAGTCTGCTGCTTCCCACACCTTCTTTTCCATCGAAACCAACATCACGTTCAGTTCCGCGTTACGGGCAACTGCTTCATTTCTTAGTATGGCCAGCGCGTTCTTTTCTTCCGTTCTCTCTTTGAGCACTATTGTCTTATCAAGCAGCACATTTTCCAACCGTTTCCGTTGCCGTTCTTTTCTCTCCATAGCTACTTCGGCGGCGCGCCTCATCTCCTTTTCTTCTTCTAACTCCCGTTTCAATTTGTCAACTTCATTCTCCAATTCCAGTGCCTTTATATTGGCCATGTCTTCTGAAAGATGGCGTCCGGGGCGCGCTATGCCTTCGGCTCGAATGCGGTCAACTTCGGCTTGAAGACGACTGGCTTTTGCCACGATATGGTGATAATGCTCCACCGTCGGCACCCCCTTTGTTGGGGTGAAAAATTCGCCGTCTCCACAAAATTTGTCTAACCATACTTGGACGTTGCCGCCGATTTCCATGTCTGGCGGCCCAAGCTGCGTGCGCATCCCATCAGGCACGAGATTGCAACCAACGAAACGAAAAATGCGTTGCGGTGACTCTGTGACTCCTGTATCTTCCGGCTCTCGCGTCTTCAGCATTTCGTCCAATAGTTGGGATATCTGTTCCCACTGACGGTCTTCAGCCAGTAGCAACGTAGCGTCCATGCGCTCCAATTTATTTTCCAAGACATCCATAGGTATCTGGAGCACCGGGCCGTATCCAATCTTGTGCGCTTTCAGAAAGTTACGCGTGATGCGGTCCTTTACTACCCGTCTCATCTCTTCCTTTGTAATTTTTACTTCTTTCGTACATCCCATCGCGTTCTCCGTTCTTTGTCTTTTTTATCATCGTTGCGGTCGTCTGATCTCTACGCCCCATGCTATTTTGTCTTGACTCTCCAATTTGGAGAATTCATGTTCATAAGTGCTTCCGTCCGTATACGTTATCATGCAATTTCCCTTTTTCGCCATGTGCGCTGCCCGGTGGCGCGCTATGCCAAGGTGGTGAAAATAACGGTCACATGTCCAGCAATAACATCGTTTGTCGTTGGCTTCGTCTCGTTTCATTTCAACGCCCCTTCTCTGATGAATCTCTCCGTATCTGATATTGCGCGTTCCGTCTCTGAGACTGTCTTTCTTGCTGTTACGTCCGGGCGCGACGCATTGGGACCAACCATCATAGCATCGTACTGCGCTATCGCTTTGCTCTGTGCATTCCAGCTCACGCAGTTCTTCCCGTTGACCAGGAATGCGCATCTTGCGCTCTGTGCGGTGTTTTTCGCCGAGTTTTCACAATTGATCGGCGTCGCAAATAGCGACTGCTGCACTCCACATCGGTAGGATTCCAAATCATTGGGGTCTCCGCCTTCATACAGACAATAGTTGCTCACGCCTTGACTAATCACGATACCACCCTCTGAGGTCAACCAGCACGCATACGGACCAGTTCCAACTGTCGCGAACTACCGTGAATTGAGCAATCAACCGTTCATTCCGCCATAAATACATGCCTTGTGGAAAGTTGTCGCATTTGAACTCCGATATTTGAGATTGAGTTGGACAGTGCGTAATGGTCAGTTCTGGTCGTCCCTCACAGCGCTCGTGTTCTTCTTTCGCTATTGCGTCAAAATGCGCCTTTGCCGGGGCAATCGCATCGCATTCGTCCATTGCCTTGAATACCCGTATCATGATTTGCCAACCAAACGACGTAAACGCCGAAATGCCCAAACCAGAGCAAATTCGTATTTGACTATCATGCTGGACCAAGTCGCCGATATCACTTTTGCGCGCCTACCATTCGCGGTTACCGTTTGCCCCAAGCGCTCTCTTTGATCGCCGCCGCTAAAGTGTAATTCTTCCCGCTTCCTAAACATGTTGTTCTCCATTGCATCAACGCTTGTGGCGTTTCAAATATCTGTCATGCTCTTCATCTTCGGCTGCGAATTCTTCACCTGGTTCTAAATCCAAGCGTGCCGTCGGATCACGCTTTGCCACAGCCAAACGAGCCAAGCAAGCATAGCAAGTCACGTGCTTGATTTGTTTCGTTTCTCGCTTATGGCGATGGCCACATTCCACGCCAGACATATGCACAACCACTCTGTGTACGCGGCGTCTTCTTCTTATTGGATTGCCGTTCAAATCACATTCCCCTAAAAGCATGGGATCATACACGTCGTCGAAATAACTCATGTTGTCCTCCGTCTATAAACGCTTGCAACGCTTCGACTTTTTCATTCAACTGCATTTCCGCCTGTTTCATTTTCCGCCATCGCGCTATGTCTACCAACAGCAAACGCATGCTCTCCTGGCGTTGGATGCGCGCGCTCTCTTGTATTGCCGGGCCCTGGTCCATCTACATATCCTGTTCTAAACGAATGCCCAACCCAACTGGGAAACGCGGGATGCCATCGTCAGTCAACTCAAAGAACTTGACCTTTAGCATCTTCCCATAGGATTTCTCGGCTGATTTGAACCATTCTGCCTTCTCTTCCAGCGTCCCTTTCGGTACCACACGAAATTCTTGGCCCTTCTCCGTTACGCATATCCAAATGACGCAACCTGCGTACGCTCCGACGCCTTCTGTATGGCCAATGATCTTGTATTCGGCGTCCATAAATGTTTTGACTTTGAGAAGATGGTTGGACCGACGTCCGATTTCATACCCGGCGTGGCCTTCTCGCACAATAGCGCCCTCGAAACCGCGCTCCACGTACTCTAACCTGTGCACCATGACTTCTTCGGCACTGCCGGCTATTAACGTTGGACAGATATGGATGTTTTTTAGCCCATCAACGCGCAATCGCAGCAACGCTTCCCACCGTGCGTCCCACGTCACCTGCGGTTCTTTGACTTCGAATGTATCATACACCCAGAAATCCAACTCTTCAGTCTCACCCGGTCGGTATTTCTTCACCAACTTGGTGATTTCTTGGAATGTCCGACCGTGTATGTAAATCTCACCGTCCAATACGCGTCCGGGTTGTAGCATTGATGCCACCTGCGCAGCGATGTGCGGTACGTAATACGGTTTCCCGCCTCTGGACAACAGTTTCACTTCTCCACCTTCCCAATATGCCAAACAGCGTACGCCGTCGAATTTGGGTTGCACGTATACAGGATACCGAACTTTGTCCTTTCGATTGTTAAAGTCCGCTGCAAGCATAGGGAGAAATACCAAAGTGGTGCGCGCTTCTTCTTCGCTTTCAAAATACCCGCTGTCTTTTTTCTTTGTCCACATCGCCGCTGCTTCGAAATCGGCTTGCGCCCCCGGCGTTGTCTCGTTTGAACGCCCGACGTTTTTTGCCTTCACAATCTTTCGAGATTCCGTGCGGGCTCCGCCCAATTGTCCAGTCACGCTTATAATGGCCGCGCCTTCCGTCGACACGTCCCAAGTCTGGATAGCTCCCGTTTTGGTCAGTTTGTATAACGTTGGTTTTTTCATAATATTCGCCCCTTCAACTGATTGCTCGTGAATTGTACGATTCGCCCGTTGGACGCGTTGCGTAATCACTAATTCAAGGACACTGAAATTCACATATGCCGAATTCTTTGCACCACACCACCTGTAAGTCATCGATGATGTCCAAGTGTTCTTCGCGCTGATCCGACAAGTAGTCGTTCTCTGCTTCCAAATCGCGGTATGCTTCTCGCATTGATTCCATCTCGGCAATCAATTCATCAGTTTGTTGCCTATATGCTTCCAACAGTTCCGTGTCGTTGATGCATCCGTCTGAATCCCCGTCTCCCTCAGAAAACGCGGAATCACCCGAGTCATCCGCGTGAGCATCGTCGTAAGAGCCGTCCAGGGCGAATTGCCCGCCGCCGTCTTCGTCCCAGAATTCTCCATCGCACCCAATCGCGCCAACAAGCGCTAAAATGACAAGTAAATTGATAATTGCTTTCATGATTTATTCTCCTTGGTGAGTTTCACTATCACCCGTTTTGTGGCAGCGACGTTTTGGCGCTGTATCTTGCTATCTTCCAACCAGTCCGCTTTATCTACTGATAACGCTTTCGACGCTTCCGCCAAACATTCTACGACGGCAATCTCGAATTCTCTGAGCGCAAACTTAGCCGCTTGTAGTTTCGTACCGTACACGCCACGTGGAAGCTGGTAGCCCTCTTCATCAGGCGCGTTGACGCGTAGCGCCTTGTGCAAGTACACTTTCATCTTGTGTTGATCCGTAACATTTTCCGCCCATTCCCGTTCGCCGCCTTCCTTTGAACCATTCGTACAAGTGACGCCGTGTACCGCGTGGATGAGATACGCCCACTGGCCTCCATAATTCTTTTTCGCGTTCTCAGGCACAGATTTCGGAAAGCACGGTTGCACCGATGCCAACACCCATTCTCTCCATTCCGCCGTCCCGTCGCGCAACAGCAACTCCCAATACGATTGCCCCACTTCAAATTGCGCAACGCCCTTTCTCAAACTTTGTAATCTCGCCATAATAACCCTTCCCTGCTGTTTCTTGCTTCGTCGCATCCGACCGTCCCGGCCGAAGTCGGAAGGAGCAAGGAGCAGCCATCGCCGCTCCGCTCCGACCAGTTTCAGAACTCTTTACGGTCGCTGTTCCAGAATCTCATCGTTCCGTTGGCCATATCCAGTTGCGCCGTCATTAACTCCGTGCTGTTACTTCCTCGACTCTTGTAATTCCAACCAAGGTCAAAACGCGCGATGGCATATTCAGCTCCATCCCGCGTTCCCGGCTTGATGTAACCGCTGACTTCCACATGATTGGATACCGCGCTGAATACCCCGAAATCATCCGGCGATACGATGATACAATGATAGCTGTACGGTTTCGTTTCTTTAAGGACGACTTGTGTGCCTGTAAGCTCGGTCAGTTTCTTGTTCAAAGATTTGATGAATTTGTCGTTGGCTGTCATCTCAATACCCCAATTTCTTCGCTTCGCGGGCGGCGATAGCGTCTTGACGGTTTTTCATCTCAACTTTGACTCCCGACATGATAGCGGTCATCTGGGCTGGAGTCGCGGCGGATTGAATCTTGGCCACATAGGCAACATCGTTATTCATCAATGCGTCGACTATTTTCACAATATTGATTTCCATCTTCGTCGTCCCTTCGTTGTTATTGTTTCTCAACCTCATATAACAAATATAACCCCTAACAAATCAGAAGTAAAGAAAAAAAACGACGTGGGTGGTAAAATAATTTGCTCGATCACTTATATCAACGCCCAACGGCGTTCTTTTTTCTTTCTTTGTCGTATACGTCGGCCAAAATACCGGTCATCAAACCATCGTTCCCGCAATCGTGCGTAATCACAAACGTGTCGTCCATGCTATACCCGATACGTACCGTGTACCATTCCAACTCTCGATTCGCCGGGCGATCATCAGCCCCTTTGCCAAACTGAGAGCACAACGCATTTTCCAATATTGCCATACGCCCCTCTGTGGTAGCATTGGACTCCATCGCGTATTCACCGCCGTGGGCAACACCGTACTTAATTGTCACTATAACATCAAACTTGCCCTTTTTCACCATATCTTTCGTCATACCAAACTCCATATCACTTCCTGAATAGTTGCGCCACTAAATCATCCGACGTCTCAAAGTTGTTAGGTTTCAACGCCGTGTCCGGTTCCTTTGTGCGTCCTTCGGCAATCGCTATCTTTTCTGCTCGCTTGGACGTCGTTTTGACTGATCTTGCCTCCTTCATCGCTGATTCGGCGTCAATCATATACGGTGAGATAGCTCCGACGTCCAGCAATTCTTTAAGTCCAAACTCCGTGGCCACAGAACTATCTTCTTCAGTCGGTTCCCTTTCGCATATTTCTCGCGTTCCTAATTCCCGTCCGCCGCACCAAATTCCATCAACCCAAATTCCATTGACCCACTTGCCGTTCTTCCACATCCCGTCCGTCCACATGCCGTCGTACCAGATGCCGCCTTTCCACGTACCGTCCAACCAACGTCCGGCCAACCATACGCCATCAGTCCATGAACCTTTCTGCCATTCTCCATCCACCCAGAGCCCGTTGATCCAGTTCCCGCCTTCCCAGCAACCATCTTTCCAAACTCCGCCTTGCCAGACATGTCCTCTCCATGTGCCCGCGAGCCATACACCATCTTTCCAGACAACCCTTCCTCGGTCGTCAACCTCCACGATAGCCTCTTGGATGGTCGCTTTCTTCAGCCATTCTGGAAGGTCTCTTGGTTCCGCGCCTTTCAATTCAGCAAATCTATTCATAGCGCCGCCTCCATGGCTTCCATCAATGTGGCGTACGCGACGCCATTGCAATACCACGCTCGGCGCAGTTTGCTAAAAATCTTCACCCGTAAAATACCTTTAGTCATGCCTTGGCCCTTTCTGTTAAGCAACTACTCGTATTACACAGCGCCGATGGCTATCCTTCATTTACTAACTCTATCAGCCGAGCCAATTGTTCAGGCGTTACGCTACAATCCACTTTCACTCTTTGAGCAGTAGACGCCTTGACCGAAATATAATGAGGGCCATATTGGGCGTAATATCCCATTCCATCTTCTTTCCCAATAGCGGCCATCGCCCGGTCGAAAGTTGCTTCGGCCGCAGCTTCGCGATTGATTCTGTCTTCTCGGCTTTTCCTGACTTTTATTTCTTTATTTACGGATTCCAACACACGTTCCACGGCGTCAGAAACGCTGAAACCATTTTTAGGTTCCGGGTATGAAGATGATTTGCCCCAAGCGCCGTTGGTTATGGTGTAACGGAGGCGTCCAGTGTAATTAGCACGGATGCCGACAGTATTTCGGCGCTCACACTGGTGCTCAATACTAATGAAACGGCCATCCACGGTTTTGATCATGCGAGACGCCCCGTCGCTTCCTTCTTTGACGCCAACTTCATGGCCTTTTTCTACAAGCGCGTCTATCAATTTAGACTCAAATTCATTCCAACGTTGGTCCATAGCTTCTTTTGTTATTGGATGTGTAGTCATTTCGTTCCTTCTTTCGTTGTTATTGTTTCTCAACCTCATATAACAAATATAATCCCTAACAATTCAAAAGTAAAGAAAAAAACGACGTGGGTGGTAAAATAATTTGCTCGATCGCTAACGACGTGGGAAAACTCACCTGAATATTTTATAATTAACGTATGGCCGTATCCCGAAATCGGCGTCCATCTGATTTTTATTAGCCAAAAAGCAGATATTGCCGTTTGTGATCACACAACGGTGTCGCCTTCCAGCACCCGTCTTTCGGCGCTCAAATCCCGATTATCAGCATCTTCTCTGGTGAACCCGTTCGGGTATCTTCTTCTCAGCTTATTGATATTGGCGCGTTTGACTTCGGCGTCCGTCCACCCAAAAGCGTCCAATATCACTTCTCTGTACCAATCGCTGTCGCCCACTTCTTCCTTGATGTCAGTTTCGTCCAGCGGCGTCCCATAGAACACATGTTTCTTGGTGGCGTCCAATAATTCCGCCGCTTCCGTCGCCATGCCGTATCCGCCGTGGAGCAGGCGCAATATTCGGTGGTCTTTGAGGCGTTCATGTATGGCTTCAAAATCCATAGACTCCGTAAACAATACCGCTTGGCGGTATTCTCCCGGCGGCATGTCGCCTTCTCCGACGGCGACGCCCTTTTCAAATGCTCGCACTGTCGCTTCCAAGATGGCCTTCTTGATATCGCACAACGCTGATACTTCTTCGGGATTCTCCATCTTCAAGAATGCCGCCAACTCTGCGTATACATCTGTCATGATTTTGCTCCTAAAAATTGTTCAATTGTATTGTATAATACGTTGTAGGTTTGTTCAGATAGTGCATAGCGCACTTTGGCGTCTTCCAGGAATCGCTCCATGCTCATCTCGCCCAATAACGACACAGCCTTCCAATCGCAAACCATCTCAATGAGGTCTATCAGCGACATATCATCGACTCCATTCTTGTGGTGCTCTGGGTGGTGCCTGTTATTCGCGTAATGCACACCGAGCGCTTCGTTCATAGCCTTCAGCGCTCGCTTGTAAGCAAACGTCCCTTCTTCCAACTCGCTCAATTGATTTGCGTATTCGGTGAATGTTTTCACTTCCGGCCGCGATAGCTTCGAAAGGTCGTGGTTAAACACCCTAACGTGCATTTCTTCTATGATCCTCATCAAAAATAATTGCACGTGATGTATGTGCGGCCATACGTGGTCTGCTTGAAATTCTTTTTCTTCCAAGCTCAATCCTATTCTGGGTGTCATACTGTCTCCTTCAGTCGAATAAAGGCG